TACTTGTGTTTTAACTATATCTCCAGTGATCGTTGCAAAAATTGCTTTTACTTTCATATTTTATCCTTATTTTGTTAGTGTTATCTCTTATACTGTAAACAGTCGTCCATGACTGCAGTTATTAGCCTAGACAGACTGACTCCTTGCTGGTCTGCAATTTGTTGCCAATATGCTTTCCTAGACTTGTCTAGTCTGATCTGAACCTGCTCTGTTTTTGCAGGTTCTTGGGATTTGAATATTTCTTGGATTGTCTTCATTATATTCCTTTTAATGCTTCTCTAATTGCTGTTCTATTATACTTCCCTCCATCTGGAGTAGATTGACCATATAACTCTTTAGCCATTAAACGTGCAGCTTTATCTTTATTAAACCGATTGCATAAATCAATAGCCCAATTATATAGAGACTCATCATTATTAATCCAGAGTGATACGTTCCATGCGTTCCAACTGCGGTGTCCTTTGTATTCTTTCATATATTTATTCTTTCGTTAGTGTTAGTATCTTTTGTTAGTTAAGATAAAAGCATTAAATCATTTGTATAAAGTTTTGTCAATACATTATCTTACTTTGCTCAGTGATTTATTACTTGATTGTAATCTTGCCAGCTATAACTTACTTAGTATTAAACAATTAAAACTAACTGTAATTATTAATAAATATGGCTAATATTAGACAATCAATTAACGCTACTCCCGTACAAATAGCTACCTGGTTCAGATATACAGAGAATATTGAGACTTTAACAGAACCGCAAAAAGCTGTTATACTTAGGTCACTTGGGGTGAAGGCTAAGATTAATAAACATCAGAATAAATACGTAGTTGTTTGGCAGTATCCGACGCATAGTTTAAGTCATCAGCTTAATACATTATATAGTATAGTTCGCAAATATAAGAAGATACATTACCTAGACTTAAAAGAGGAGTTCTATAAGAATATCATATCACCTAGCAAACAAGCGTATCATGATGCGATATACAAACTTAAATATCTTAACTTAATTAGATGCGAGCCTTGTACTATATAGATAGAGACTAGCAAGGAATGAGGTATTAATAGTTAGATGGGTGATGGGTTTCCTGATTCACGTACGCCATTATCTCTACCCAAACATATAATTAGTCATGACATATCCATTAATCGAGGTAGATAAATACATTCTTTTGAGGTAATGAGAATGTCTATTTTAATTACCTCAGACTAATTCTCAATGATTTACAGAACTGAAAACTTTTACATTTTTATAGAGAGCTGAGATTGACCCCCCTTAGGGGGAATTGCGGATTCTCAACTGGTCTACCCATCCCCCACTCCCACGAAACCCATTTCACCAGACACTTGACATGTCAACTTCCCTAACTTACCTTATTTGTTATGAGGAAGATAAATCGTTTAAAGCCTAAGCAGATCATGGAGATTATGGATATGTATAGTGCTGGCGTTAGTAAGAGTGAGATAAGTCGTAAGCTGGGAGTTCCTAGATCTACAGTTATTTATCAGATTAAGTTAAGGAGTAAGTGATATGGGCTACAGTGACGATGAGTTGGATGAGTTGGCAGGATTAGTTAAAGCTAAGTCAGGACCTAAGCCTAAGAAGAAAGTAAAGAAGAAGGCGAAGAGGGTTGTTAAGTTGCCAGTTAAGTTAGGAGCTGATGGTAGTGGTCAGGTTAATTTGGAGCCTATAAGGGGGTTGCCGACTAAGGTTGAGCGTAGTAAGGATTTGGCGGTTAGGTTAGAGAAGGAGAACTTTGATCCTATTGAGTATATGTTGGGATTGATGAGGGATAGTGATGATGACAGTATAACTGATCTGGAGAGGGCTAAGATGGCTAAGGACTTATTGCCGTATATGTATCAGAAGCAGAAGAGTGTAGAGACTAAAGAGACTAAGGATTTCACAATTAATATAGTTAAGCGTAACTTTGCGTTAGACGATGATGGGAAGGTAATAGATGTATAGGAGTAAGGAGGAGTTGTATTTCTCATGGTGGTTAGATGAGTTAAAGGAGGCTGACTATATTAATAGTTGGGAGTATGAGCCTAAGAGTTTCACTTTAATAGATAAAGTTAAGTATGGATGGTCTAAGCAGTTAAAGACTAAAGAGAAACATATGGAGTCTACTTTATTGAATGACTTATGTTATACTCCTGACTTTAGGATACAGTGGAGTCATAAAGGATGTAATAGCCCTTTTGTATGGCAGTATAAATCTAAGCGTAGTCATGCTTTTTCTATTCTTATAGGAGAGGTATCTTATATAGATGTTAAAGGAACCTTTGATCGTAATAAGAGTAACTCGACCTTTAGTATTATTCAGAAGGTTATGTATGATAAGCGAGGGATATTAGTAGAGAAGGTAGTGCCTCAGAAGTTATTTGAAAAGACGTTTACACCTAAGCGGTATTTGCTTACTGACGGAGGTGGACAGGCGAGAAAGATTAAGTGGAAAGTGAAGAGTTTAGAGGAGTATTTGGATAATGAGAAGTGCTAGAGAATGGGTTGATGAGGTAAGTCAGAGTGGTGCATTTGATTTAGTAAATGATATTCACGAAGCTGAGGAGCTTGTGAGAAAAATACAAGAGGATGCTAGAACATTAGAGGAGTATATTAATGACCTTTAGTATCGGACAGAAAGTAATGTTGCGTAATCCTTATATGGTTAGTGAGCCTTGGGAGATATTTTGTTATACTGATGGGAGGTATTCTATTTGGAGTAATACTATCAGATCTAGTATGGAAGTAGATGAGAGTGAGATAATGGCTTTATGAATAAGATATTAAGAGTATTCAAAATAATGAGAGATAACGCAGAACTTCGAAAGAAGCTTCTCCATATGCAGGGTCAATTAGTTGGCAGTATAAATAGACACGTTGCGTTAGGGGTTGAGTTAAGTCGGAAAGAAGAAGAAGTAAAAGTTCTCCGCAAGGTAGTGAGTGATTATCAGAAGAAGGAACAGAAGAGAAATGATAAAGTATAAAGTGCAAAGAGATGTTCAAGGATCTGCGTTTATGATGGATGATATCCAGAAGGACATAGGATTAATGAAGGTGATTGATGAGAATGGGATCGAATTAAAGTTCGATAAGGGTGGTCTGTATATGGATGTTCAGAATGATGCACCGTTAGAGGATATTATGGAAGAGTTTATGACTAGGGATTTTACTTTAGCTTGGAAAGGTAATACTTAATATGGAAGTAACTGTCCCTTATAAATGGAATCCTAGAGGTTATCAAGTTCCTGCTTGGGATTATTTCATGAACCAGAAAGGTCGGTTCGGAATGTTTCAATGGCATAGACGAGCTGGCAAGGATTTGTTCTGTATTAATTTGATTGCAGCTAAGATAGTTGAGCGTCCAGGAGTTTACTGGCATATCTTTCCTAGTAGAGAGCAAGCGATTAAAGGCATTTGGGAGGGGCAGACTAAGGACGGTAGGAAGTATTTAGATCATTTTCCTCCTGAGTTAATTGAACATGTTTATGAGACTCAGAAGATGATTAAGTTTAAGAACGGATCTATCTATCGATTAGTAGGTGCGGATAGTGATAACTTAGTAGGTGCTGGTCCTGTGTTCGTAGTATTATCTGAGTTTCCTTTAATGGGTGCGAGTACTTGGCAATATCTTAGTCCTATGTTGAATGAGAATGGTGGAGGTTGTTGTATGATCTTTACTCCTCGTGGAAAGAATCATGCTATTAAGTTGTATGAGAGTTGGGAGCGAGAAGGATTAGAGAAGGGATACTTTACTCAGAAGCTTACGGTTGAAGATACTAGAGGTGATACTGGATGGGATGTAGATGAGTTATTACATCGGGAGCGTCTTAATGGAATGACAGAAGAGAAGATTCAGTCTGAGTATTACTGTGATAGTGATGCACCGATTGAGGGAAGTTATTATTCTGAGGTATTAAATAAGATCGAGAAGGATGGTCATATTAAAGAATTGCCTTGGGAGCCTAACTTAGAAGTTAATACGGCATGGGATGTTGGTATTAATGACTTTACTGCGGTCTGGTTTTATCAGCAGTATGGATCTGAGGTTAGGTTTATTGATTTCGCAATGGAGAAGAATAAGGATATCTCTTATTTTATTAAGGTGGTTAAAGATAAGCCTTATGTGTATGGTCGTCATTATGTTCCTCATGATATGAAGCAACGTAGAGATACTGGAGCTGGACATACAACGACTCGTATAGATATGGCTAGGGATCTTGGATTAAGAATGACTCCATTAGTTAGAGAGAGTAAGGATGAGGGTATTGATCGTGCTAGAGCTTTACTGTATCGGTCTTATTTTGATAAGGCTAAATGCGAGGAGGGTATAGATTGCCTTAGAGCGTATCATAGGAAATGGGATGATATGGCAGGGACGTTTATAGACCATGATGTGCATGATTGGGCTAGTGACGCTGCTGATGCTTTTCGTTATGCTGCACAAAGTATTAGACGTAGTAGAGATGACAATGGTGGTAAGAAAAGACAGACTCAAGTTAAGAATAGGTTTGAATTACTACGTTGACAATTAGATGTTTACGAATAACTGTTTATTATTATGGCAGATGTAGCAATTATAGATGGTAGAGCTTTTACTAGAGAGCAATGGAATAATAGAGCAGCAGCAGCTATCCATCGTGGTGGTTACACTGCACAGTCGCATTGGGCTAGGTTTAATCCAGTTCAAGCGACACCTCCTCCAGCACCGACACCTCCTCCTCCAACTCCTCAAGCACCTCAACCTTTTACACCGACAGCTGGTCCAGCTCCTTCAGTTGCTACAGCATCTACTGTTAATGAGGTTCGTGAGAGTGCGAAAAAGAGAGAAGGGTTTCAATCCACTTTGTTAAGTAAAGGTCAAGGTCCTAAAAAGAGTAGGGCTAGAAGTAAAGCTAAAGAGTCTCAGTTTAGAAAGACTAAAACATCTTTAGGGGAAACTACTAAGAAAACCTTATTAGGCAGTGCATCGTGATCGAAGAAAGATTAATAGAGTTTCTACATAAAGACCTCGAAACACTTAAAGGTGATCGTGGTCTATGGGATCAAGACTTACAGGACGTAGTAAGATATATCCGACCTGGCACATCTGACTTTCTGAGAGAGTTAGTTCGAGGTGAGTCTAGGCATTTTGAGATCTATGATGGAACTGCATTATGGGCATTAGAGCAATTTGCATCTGGCTTACATACTTACAATACTTCTCCAACTGATAGATGGTTTTCATTAACTACTGAAGATCAAGCATCTATGGAAGATGAGAGTGTTCGTGAGTGGTTAGAGACAGTTAGTGATATTATATTTAGAGAGCTATCTAAACCTAATGTCGGTTTTAATCAGTCGATGCACGAAGCGTATTTAGATCTCGGAGCGTTAGGTACTTCAGTAATCTATGAGGAGTATGATATTAAACGAGATCAATTAGTATTTAGAACGATACCCCTAGCTAGTTGTTATATTAGAGAGAACCATTTAGGATTAGTAGATACTTTATATCGAGAAATGGAAATGACGGTTCGTCAGGTATTGCAAAGATTTCCAGACGCAAAGAAGAATGAGAAGATCAAAACTATGCGTCAGAATGACAAGCTTACTATAGCCCATTCTGTATTCCCTAGTGAGGACGAGACAGGACAGAAGTTATCCGAGAGTAAAAACTGGGTATCCTTCTGGTTCTGTAAACGTCTTGATGATGGAATAAGTAAAGATGGTGGTATTCTTAGTAGAGGTGGATTTGATGAGTTCCCTTATCATGTTCCAAGATGGACTAAACTAGCTGGAGAAGTTTACGGTAGATCACCTGGAAGAACTGCACTTCACGATGTAAGATGTATTAATGCTGTTCAGAGACAGGTATTAATGAAAGGTGATCAGCAGATTAATCCTAGTTTAGAGATTGAGGATGATTCTATCATAGGAGATATAGCTACAGGTAGTGGTAGTATTATTTGGAAAGAACCAGGTTCAGCTCCTATTAATCCTGTAGAAACTGGCGGTAGGTTAGATTGGGTTGATTATACTATTTCAAGGTTAGAGGATAAAATTAATAAAGCCTTTCATGTCGATTGGTTATTACGTCAAAGAAAGAACGAGCGTCAGACAGCTTTCGAGGTTGCGGATGAGCGTGATGAGAAACTACGTATGATGTCACCAATGTTAGGCAGATTACAGGTAGAACTTTATGGTCCTTTAATTACTAGAACTTATAATCTCATGGCAGAGCAAGGTAAGTTCCCAGAACCAGATGTAGAGTTAGGCACATTAGAGATTAAATATACTTCTCCTGCTGCTAAAGCTCAGTTCTCAGTTAAAGGTCAAAACGCTAGACGTTATATCGAAGAACTAGGTTTACTTGCTCAGTTAGATGAGAATGTTACCGATGTTATTGATGCTGATGAACTTGCAATTTCAATGGCTCAGTGGGCTGACATATCCACGAAAGCTACTAGAACACCAGAACAAATACAAGAGCTTAGACAAGCTAAAGCAGACACCCAAGCTAGACAGATGGCTGTAGAAAATGCACCACTAGAAGCGTCTGCGATTAAAGACCTTGCTCAAGCTAGGAGTATGGAACAACCAATATGAGTATAGCAATAGAGGAAAAAGTTGAAAAAATCAGAGACACAGAACAAGCAAAGAAAGCATTCAAAAGAATCTTCAAAGGGAGGAATGGTAAATTGGCTATGCAACTTCTTGAAGACCTTTGTTATTACAATAGACCGACCTATGTAAAGGGTGATCCTCAAGGGACGGCACTGAATGAGGGTGTCCGTAATACTTTATTAAGGATCAAGGATTTTATCAATACGCCAGACGCAGAGTTTGAGCGTAGAAGTGAAGCAAAAATAAAAACATTAAAGAATGAGCGAAGAACAAACAGTGGAATCGACAGCTACACAATCGGGTGAAACAGCACCAGTAGCAGAACAACAACAAGCAGAACCTCAAGGTAATTTACTTAATGAGGGTGCTTCTATCGCATCTAGTGAGAAAGACTGGATGTCGGGAATTAGTGAGGAGTATAGGTCTAGTGCATCTATCTCTAATGCGAAGGATGTAAATGATCTAGCTAAACAAGTAGTCAACTTAGAGAAGGTATTAGGAAAGCCTAAAGTATCTCTACCTAGTGAAGATTGGCAACAGTCGGAATGGGATGAGTTTTACAGTAAGATTGGTAGACCTGAATCTTATGAGGGCTATGAGCTTAGTTTTAACTCAGATACAATTCAATTCGCAGACGATGATAAGAAATCACTTGCAGAATCATTTCATAAAGCTGGACTTAGTAAACAACAAGCAAGTCAAGTTTTTCAAAGTATCGCTGAAAGGGAGGTCAACTTATCTCAAAGTATCGAAGATAAGTTCTCAGCTAACGAAGCTAACGCAAGGGAAATCTTACAGAAAGAGTGGGGACAGGATTTTGAAACTAACCTAAAGCTTTCTAGTGCAGCACTTAACAAACTTCTTCCGTCTGATGCAGTTGAATTAGTCCAAGAGAAGTATGGAAACGATCCGCACTTAATTCAATTACTGGCTAATGCTGGACATGCTATGATGGATGATTCTGAGTTTAAAGGAACATTACAATCTAGCTCATGGACCAATCCTATTAGTGCTAAGTCGGAGATAGATCAGCTTAAATTGGACGGACAATTCATTGGAGCATTAACAGATGTAAGTAATCCAGGACATAAAGCTGCTGTTCAGAAATGGACTGATTTACATAAAGTAGCTGCTGGTTAATTTATTCATTACACGTCATTGTCATGAAGCCTCACTTTTTTAGTGGGGTTTTTTAGTTATATATGTTTCCATGTCTTTCTTTTCTTTATCGCCCATATATTTGTTTTATCAACACCATATTCATTTGCGATTTCAGAAAGGCTTCGATTATCCGCCCTAATCTTAGGTATATCTTTAGATTTTATTTTAGTAATCCTAGCATTATTATCATATGCGTGTTGAATATTTTCACTTGGAGTTACCCATTCTAAATTATTTATGTGATTATTTTTAGGATTAAGGTCCATATGGTTTATGTGAGGTTTGCACTCAGGATTAGGGATAAACGCTTTTGCTACTAATCTATGAATTAATCTCCAATATCTTTTGCCTTCTTTTGTTAGGCAAACCGTCTTGTATCCCATATTGTTAGTAAACTGCTTCATCTCCAAACACTTAACTTTCTTTTTCTTTTTTAAATACCTGTAGCTTTCTATTTTGCCACATGGATATATTCTATATCTTT